CTTCTAAATAAACAATATGTTAATATCTATTAAAGAAATAAGACAAGAAGTAAAACCTAAAAGTTTAATATCTAAATATAGATATATATGTAATATAAAAATATATTTAAATGAATATATAGAAGTTACTGTAATTGATAAAATAACAGATAATATATATAAAGAAGTAAATAAGAAAACTCTTATAGAAAATAGAAGTCAAATAGGTACAAAATATGGTAAATTAAATGTTACCTTTAGAGAACAAAAACTTCAACAAGAATATGAATCAGTAAGACAAGTTAAAAAAGTTTTAATAAATGATAATGTTAAATCTAAAACAGAATTTAATTTATTTGTTTCAGAAGTATTAAGATATTTAAAACAATATAATTATACTTGGATTAAACCTGAATTTAAAAGAATAGATAATAATTTAAATGTTAATTTAATTGATATAGAAAGAGAAGAATGTTATTCTAGGATTGAACTAGTAGATGGTTGGTATCAATATTGGGTTAATGATAAAATACATAGTAAATTAAGAAAGTTAGAAAATATATTTAAATAATATGCAAGAAGAAACTAAACAACCAGAAGAAATTAAAGATACTCCTTCTTTTGAATCACTAATAAATAGTTTTGAAGATTTATTAGAAGAAGATAAAGTAAAAGTTATGCAAGATATAGAAAATAATAAAAAGAAATTTATATTAACTAATCTTGAAAAACAATTAATATCACAAGGTAAAAGTGCTAGAAATATTAGAAGAGAGTTAGAAAGAAAAGGTAAAGAATTAGGTTTAAATAAGATAGAATAAAAACTAGTATTGTAGAAGAATTACTTCCTTATGTGATGCAATTTAATATACTTAATAATAAGTTAAATAGACAACCAATGTTAAATAAACCAATATTTGATGAACCTTCACATACTTATATAAATAGTATAGAAGGATATTTATATACTAGTGTAACTACACTTGTTGGAAAATATAAAGAAAAGTTTGATGATAATTATTGGTCATTATATAATGCTGGTAGAAGATTATTACAAATACCTGATGATGAAGCTTCTAAAAAGAAATATGCAGGAAAGCTTTTAAATGAAGGATTAGATTTTAATAATAAAACAGAATATAATCTTAGACAAGCTTTAAAAGTTGTATTGCAAGAAAAGTATAATCTATTAGGTGCTGAACAATTAGCTGAAAAGAATAGATGGAAAGATACTACTAAGAAAGCTACAGATGTAGGTACTAAAGTACATAAGTATAAAGAAGATTCTTTAAAAGAAATAGGAATAGATTTATCTTTATTTGGATTAGATGTAAAAGTAATTGATTTAGTAAATGATATAGATGATTTATCTAAACTTCAAGATGGTGTTTATCCTGAGTTAATGGTTTGGAATAATCAATTTAAAATAGCAGGTATATCTGATAAGATAACTATTGAAACAATTGGTAATAAAAGGTTTGTTGATATAGATGATTATAAAACATACAAGAAAGTAGATACAACTAGCTATTTAAACAAGGCTACAGGAGAGTATAAAAAAATGTTGCATCCAGTAGGTCACATAATGGATTGTAATTACATACACGCAAGTCTACAATTGTCTATGTACGGTTATTTTCTTGAATGTTTTGGTTTTACAATTAGAAATATTAAATTTACTCATATTATTATGGATGCTGATAAAACAAAGATATTAGGAGAACAACCTTATCATTGTAAATATCTTAAAGAAGAATGTATTAGTATATTACAACATTATGCAAAATGATATATTAGAACAAATAGCTAAAGAAAAGAATCTTGATGTTTCTTTAGTTAGAAAAGTAGTAGCTTCTAGTTATGAATTTGCTAAACAAGCTATTAAAGAAAAGAAAAGTTTTAGATTTCCTTATCTTGGAATGTTTGTATTTAATCAAGCTAAAGCTGATAAATTAGAAAGTATGTTTAATAAAGATAAAGAAGAATAATGGGAATTATAATGGATTATAAAAGTATTGATAATACTTATGATTTACCTAAAGTAAATACTAAATTATTTACTTATTATTATAACTCTAATAGAGTACAATGTACTAATTTTATTACAGTAAATTATTGTAATGTACTTAATTTTAAACTTTCTTTAAATATAATAAAATTAACAAGTAATATTATTAAAATACATTTTACATATAAAAGAAATGATTTAGTAATTTGTATAAGATTTAAATAAAGAATAATGGATTTATTTACAGAAGATGAACAAGGATTACCTAAGATTAATTTAGAATTAAAAACTATTATTTGTTTTAGAAAATTAATTGAAAGAGATAAAGGTAGTAAAGGTGATTCTGATGGTAGAGAAAAGAAATTTGCAACATTAGAAGCTGCTTATATATTTTGGGAAGGTAAATATGGAAGTAGTTATACACAAGAGTTTCCTGATTATAATATTAGGTTAGCAAAAATTAGAAAAGAAACAGGATTACCTGAAACTTGGAATCCTGATGATTTAGTTAAAGAATGTTTAGATTGGTTTATTGCTTCTCAAAGAACTAAATCAATGAAACTTGTAGAAAATGTAGAAAAAGTAATTGATTCAATGACTGATTATTTTACTACATTAGACTTAACAGAAACTATTAAAACAGGTTCACATTCAGGTGAATTAAAACATGATATTAATAAAGTACAAAAAGCTATTAAAGAATTACCTGAAACTATAGATGCTGTTAAAAAAATGAAAGATATTGTTAAAGAAGAAATATCTGAAAAAGTTACAGGTAAAGGTGGTAGAGATATTAATATGTTTGAAGAAAAAAGAAAGAAATGAAACTAGATGAAATAAAAACAAATCTAAGTGCTAAATATTTTGTACAAAAAGCATTTGAAGTACGTGACCAAATACATTATTGGCATTTACAAACTAAAGGGTTAGCAGAACATAAAGCTTTAAATGAGTTTTATGATGAATGGTTAGATTTATGTGATAGTTTAATAGAAACTTATCAAGGTAAATATGGTAGAATAGAAGGTAATATTAATATTTCTATAAATACTTATGATGATAATGTTATTAAATTCTTTATTAAATTAACAGAAGATTTATCTGTAGGTGGAAGTTTTAGAAAACTTTTAAATAGTGTTGATACAGATATGAATAATATATTAGATGAAATGTTAGGACTTGTAAACAAAACAAAATATTTATTAACTTTAAAATAAGATTATGTTAGATTATAGAATACTATTTAGAAAACCACCACAACCTATGAAAACAGAATCAAAATATAAATTATCAAATTTATTACCTTTTATAGTATTAGGTATAATGTTTGTAGTAGCTTGTATAGTAAGTAATTTTTACTATAAAAATGAATCAGTAAATGGACAAGTAATAACTTGGGGAAGTTTTGTAAGTATTATAATAGGATTTTTAGTATATATTAGAATCAAAAATAAATAATTATGAACCCTTTTGCTGGAATATTTGAATTTATGATTATCCTTGTATTAGGATGCTTAATAGGTGTAGGTTGTTTTGTTTATAATGTTTATGAACATTTTAAAGGAACAACAATTAAAAGTGTAGAAATTATAATTCCTCATAAAGAGTTGATAATTACAGATAATAAAGTAGACACATTATATATTTATAAATCAAAATAGTATGTTTGGATTATTTGTACTTTGGATAAAAAGAGTTTATAAACAACAAACTTGTATTCATAAATTTAAACATGTCAATGCTAGTTATAGAACTAATGGAAGTTGTTCTGATTTTGAAGAATGTGAAAAATGTGAATTAATTAAACAATTAAATAATAAATAAAATGAGTACTAAGAAAGAAGAAGTTAAAGCAACAAGTGTTGAAGAAACTAGTGAAAATCTTGTTTCTGATACTGTTATAAAAAATACAGAATCGGAAACTTCAGAAGGTTTGGGAATTATTCCTATAGATGAACCAGTAGAAGAAAAACCAGCTTTGATTTTTAAATTTGATGATCTTGAAAAAGCAGAAGATTTAGGAGAGCTTTTAAAAGACGAAGCAAATATTAGAAAAAATACTATCGGTTATGTTGTTGGAGATAAGTATTTATTATCACAAGAAGAATTTGTATATTTTACAGAAGTAGTTTTTAAAATTAAATAATATGGAAAAGTATATCGGAGTAAAATTAATTAATGCAGAACCACAATTAAGAGGATTGTCAATGGAAGGTTACAAAGTAGTTTATGAAGATGGTTACACTTCTTGGAGTCCAAAGGATGTGTTTGAAAAAGCTTATAGAAAAATAGATGCTTTAACTTTTGGACTAGCCGTAGAAGCAGTTAAACTAGGAAAGAAGATTGCTAGAGAAGGATGGAATGGTAAAGGAATGTTTGTTTACTATATACCTGAAAATAAATATCCTTTTTCTACAGAAATTGGAAAATCTCTTGCAGATGAAGAAGGTAAAGTAAGTTATAATGCTTATTTAGCTATTAAAAATGTAAATGGAACAGTTAGTACATGGGTTCCAAGTATTAATGATGTTCTTGCAGAAGATTGGACAATATTAGAATAATAAATTATGATTAGGGTTAATATACCAATATGGTTAATTCTTTTAGGATTAACCATATTTTCTTTTATAGTAAGTTATGTAAGGGCTTATATAGATGAAAGAATAATTAAAAAGCTTTGGGGAAAAGTAAAATCTTTAGTACATTGGACACGAGGTTTAATTACTATTCTAATATTTGTACTAGTAGATTTATTAGTATTTAAAATAGAATGGAAAACATTATTTATCTTTAGTTATCAATGGTTCTGGTATAGTTTCTATTTTGATATTATATTAAATAGAATGAGAGGATTAAATGATTGGTATGTAGGGCAAAGTTCTACTACGGATATAATGGTAAGAAAAACATTTAGTATGAATAGTGGAAGAATATATGGAATAATTAAGATAGTATTTTGTATTCTGTCCTCTATAGGGATAATAATTTTGTAATATGGCTTTCGTAAACTCTTATAAATTCAAAGAAGCAGGATTATACTATGATAAAAATGGTTGTTATGACGATGGTATAAAAGGTTCAAGAATCTATAGAGATTATTGGAATAGAGAATATCATAGATGTATTAATGGTTATACTGTTGATGGTGTAACTATAACAGGAAGATATTATTTTTATTTAAATTATTGTCCTATTCTTAGAGTTGAAAAAAGTAAGAAAGGAAATGTAGGTAAACGTGAAAGATATTCTCCTAAGTTTTGGGATGAAGATTATAAATATTTTTGGGCTTGTGAAATAGCAAGAAATGGAGTTCCTATTCCTGATGATATAGATGTAGATAATTCTACAGAAGATGAAATTTATCAAATAAGATTAAAAGAATATGAAAGATTATGTCAACCTTTTGATTTAGGAATTGTTAAAAGTCCTGAAAACTTTGCTGGTGGTAAACACATGGTTTGGGTAAAAGGTCGTGGTGTAGGTGCTTCTTTTAAAGGTGGTTCTATTGCTGCTTATAATTATTTCTTTGTAGAAGAATCTAATACTTTTTTAACTGCTGATGATAAAGCATTTCTTGATGATGATGGTCTTTGGACTAAAACTATAGAATATGTAGATTTTTTAAATGCTAATACTGCATTTGCAAAAGGTTCTGATTTTGTAAATGATAGAAGAAATATGCACATAAGAGCAAGTTATAAAGCTTGTGCATCTTGTCCAGAAGAAGGTTATAAAAGTGATATTATAGGAGTAACATTAAAGAATAATATTGAAAATGCTCGTGGTAAACGTGGTGATATATTATTTGAAGAAGCTGGTAAATTTCCTAAATTAGATACAGCTTGGAATATTGCACGTAAATCTGTAGAAGAAGATGGTATAGTATTTGGTTTAATGATTGCTTTTGGTACATCAGGTGTAGAAAAAAGTAATTTTGAATCACTAGAGAAAATGTTTTATGAACCTGAAACATTTAATTGTTTGAAGTTCTATAATATATGGGATGAAAATAGGATAAACAACCAATGTTGTTTCTTTACTCCTGCTTATATGTCTGTTACCTTTATGGATAATGATGGTAATACAGATCAAATAAGAGCAAAAGAATTTTTTGATAAAGAACGCCAAAAGAAACTTAAATCTTCTGACCCTACTCAAATAGATAGAGAAAAAACAGAAAAACCTTATTCACCAAGTGAAGCTTTTCTTAATGTTGAAAATAATATATTTCCAGCAGCAGAACTTAAACAATGGATTGATGAAATCAAAACTTCTTATTTAAAGAATTTTGGTGTAGTAGGATTTTTTGAAGAAAATGAAGGTGATGTAAAATTTAAACCTAATGTTGATTTAAAACCAGTTTTAGAATTTCCACTTAAATCTACAACAGATACTACAGGAGCAATTGTAATTTATGAATCTCCTTATAGAGAACCTGATACAAAAATAATACCTAATAATTTATATGTTATTTGTGTTGACCCTTATGGTTCAGAAACAGTAAATAATAATATTAAATCTTTAGGTAGTGTTTATGTACTTAAAAATGTAAATAATGTAAGTACACCAGATGATTGTATTGTAGCTACTTATAATGCTAGACCAAAAGATATGCAAATATTTCATAGAAATATATTTTATCTTGCTAGATATTATAATGCTAAAATATGTTATGAAAGTGATAGAGGTGAAGCTTTATTAACTTATGGTAAAACAATGAAACTTACTAAATGGTTTATGGAAGAATTAACTTTAGGATTTAATTCAGAAATACCACCTGCTAAATCACATAGAAGTTTTGGTATGCATATGGGTAGTGGTAAAAATAATCCAAGAAAGAATTTTGGTGATGGATATATAAATGAATGGTTAAGAAAGGTTATAAGTAGTGATGAAGAAGGAAACAAAAGATATGGTTATCATAAAATATTAGATATAGGTTTACTAGAAGAACTTAGTAAATATAATGGTGTAGATAACTATGATAGAATTTCTGCAATAAGAGTAGGTATGTTTGCAATGCAAGAAATAAGCTATAAATTTATGCTAAAAAATAAGCGTGAAAGTAGTAAAGGATTTCATCAATTGTTAAATGCAGAACTTTTTACCTAACTTGTACTTTTAATATTGGGTTAATATGTCTAGTATAACAAGACCATTACAAAAATTACCAGATAGTAAAAAAGATTCTAGTTGGAGAATTGATAGTGTAAATCATTATGCACAAATTTGTGCTTTTCCAAATCAATATATATGGAATCTTTATAAAGCTGCAAATGGAGATTTAGATTATTTAGAATATAATTATATTACAAATCCTTATGGAAAAGCTGTAAATAATAGACCTAATCTAAGAAACTTTCCTGCCAAACTTCGTAATTACCCTATAATTCCTCAACTTATTAATTTATTAATGGGTGAAAAAAGGAAACGTCCTATTATTGCTAATGTAAAAGTAAATAATAATGATGTTCCTACTAAAAAGAAGGAAGCTGAAATGGAAGTACTTCGTAAATATGCTTATCAAAGTTATATTAACGAATTAAATGCTTTAGGTGTAGATACTTCACAACCTTCAAGAGAACTTGAAAATCTTGATGTTGTAATGAAAGAGTTCGATAGAACTTGGAATGACCAAAGAGCAATTTTAGGAAGTAGAATTTTAGATTTTATAAGGGATGATTGTCAATTAGACCAAAAGTTTATTATAGGATTTTTTGATTGGTTAGTTACTGCTTCTGTATTCTCTTATAGAGATGCTATTAGAGATGATGTTACTTATCAAAGATTATCACCAAAAAATGTTGGTTATCTTTTAGATGAAACAATTGATTATATAGAAGATGGTGAAGCTGCTGCTGTTAGATTAGAAATGACAGCTAGTGAAGTATTAGATAGATTTTATGATGGTTCTTTAGAAGATAATGAATCATTAGATAATATGATAGATTATCTTGATAAGATTGCTGGTAGTGGTACATCAAATGTTTCTGAAAGGAAATTATTAATGAATGATACTGATACAGGTACATTTTATTCTAATACAAGAAATACTCCTAATGATTATAATGGTAATTTAAATAGTAGATTTAATTTACAAGCTAATAGTGTTGTAGAAGTAATTTATGTTAATTGGAAAAGTTGGACTAGAATTAAACAAATCAGTATTCTCAACCCTATAGGGATAGAAGAGATAATTGAAGTACCTTTTGATTATAAAGTAGATACAGAAAATGGTGAAAAATTAATAGATAGTTATTGGATTAATCAAGTTTGGGAAGGTTATAAAATAGCTAATCAATTCTATTTAAATATTAGACCTATTCCGCATCAAAGAGGTACTATTAATAATCCTTCTAAATGTAAACTACTTATTAATGGTAGAGTAAAAAGATCAGGTGATGTTAAAGGTTTAAGTATTGTTGAATATTTAATGCCTTTTCAACATTTATATAATTTTGGACATTATAAACTTAATTTAACTTTAGCTAAAAATAAAGATAAATTATTACTTTTACCTTTAGATATACTTCCTAAAGAAGAAGGTTGGGATATGTATACTAGTATGTATTATGCAGATAGTACAGGAATACTTTGGATAGATGGTTCTGACCAACAAGTTGTAAATGCAGCTAATCTAATTAAAAGTGTAGACATGAGTTTGAATAATTATATAGATTTTATGTATAAGTATTTAAACAATGTTAAACAAGAAGCAGAAGAACTTGTAGGTATAACTAGACAAAGAAAAGGTGCTGTAAATAGTTCAGATGGATTAGGAGCAACACAAGTGGCTAATTTTCAAAGTAGTTTAATTACAGAAGATTTATTTGCACAATATGACGAATTTCAAGAGAAAGAATTTAATGCTTTACTTGATTTAAGTAAATATGCTTATAGAAAAGGTAAAAGAGCTAGTTATGTTTCTAGTGATGGTAGAACAATGATGTTAGATGTTGATATTGAAAACATTGATATTCAAGAAGTTCAATTTGGTGTAAGAGTTGTATCTAATGTTAGAGAACAAAATAAGTTTGAAACATTGAAAGAATATGCTCATGCTTTTGCACAAAATGATGCTAAACCTTCTACTGTAGCTAAAATATTAAATGCTTCTGGAAGCTTTGCAGAACTTGAAGCTAAACTAGAAGAAATAGAAAAATTAGAAAATGAAATTGCTGCTTCTAATGCAGAAGCTGAAAAACAACATGCTTTAGAATTACAACAAATGATGATTAGTGATAAACAAGCTGATAGAGATTTGAAGAAATATGAGATTGATACTAAAGCTAGTACAGATATTGAAAAAGCATTAATAGGAGCAAGTGCTTTCCCTGATGGTAGTGAAATAGATGTTACAGGATTAGATGTTAATACTATTGAAGCTAATAGAATTAAAAGAGAAGAACTTGGTCTTAAATTTAGCTTGGAAAATAAAAAGATAAATCAAAAAGATAAAGAAATAAATACAAAAAGTAAACTAGAAAGAGAAAAAATGGCTAATGATTTGAAGATAGCAAAAGAAAATAAAACAAAAGCCGAACTTTCAAAAAAATAAAATCATTAAGCTATAAACGCTTTATAAAATGATTTTTTAAATCAGTAACAACCACTTAAATTTACAATAATGAAAACAGGACAATTTGAAATTGATGAAGATGCTTTAAGTACCGCTACCATTGAAATAGATAATTTCGATGATAATCAAGAAGATAAAGCTGAACCTGAAAAACAGGAAGAAAAGAAAGAAGAAAAAGAAGATTCTTCTAAAAAGTCAGAAGAAAAAGAAGAAAAAACTGATGATAAATCAGATGATAATTCTGATGATAAATATGAAGAAAAACAAGAAGATGATAAAGAAGAAAAAGTAACAGCTATACAAGCTGCTATTAAATCTTTTGAATTTGATTTTGTAGATATAGAAGGTAAAGCTATTGAATTTACAAATGATGTAGAAGGAATTGTTAATCTTGCTAAAACAGCAGGAAAAATTGAATCAAATAAAATTATTCAAAATTTCTTTAACGAATATCCTGAAACTTATGATTTGTATTTACATCGTAAAAATGGTGGTTCTGTAGATACTTTTCTTGAAAATAGACTTCCTGATTATTCTTCTATTGAAATAGATGAAAAAAATGAAGTTCAATTAAAACAAGTTTATACACAGTATTTAAAGAAATTAGGAAATACTGATGAAGAAATTAATGATTTAATTGATATTGCTAAAACTAAAGGTAGTTTAGTTGATAAAAGTAAAAGTGCTTTAGATTCTTTGAAAAAGTTTTCTGAAAACGAATCTCGCGAAAGAGAACAAAGAGTTATTCAAGAAAAAAGAAAAGAAGAAGAAATAAGTAAAAAAATAGAATCTGATGTTAAGGAAACAATAGCAAAAGGTAAATTATTAAGTTTAGATTTAGATGCTAAAACAAAAGCTGGACTTACTGATTTTCTTTTTACTCCTGCAACTAAAGATGGTAAAACTAAAGCACAATTAGCAGATGAGTCCTTAACATTAGAACAAGAACTTTATATTAAATATCTACAATTTAAAAACTTTAATGTAGGTAGTAATGTTAAAAAAGTAATTCAAAGTCTTGAAGAATTATCTACAAAAAGAGATAAAATAGATTTTTCTTCAAAACAAACAGATAAAAGTGATAACGGTAAATTTGATATAAATACAATAGATTTTAGTAAAATATAAATTAAACAAAAATGGCTGCTATAAACCCAAAACTCCGATTATACCAAGATACGTATGATGATAAGAATTATACGGACGTAAACAGATTAGCTAATGCAATGGTAATGCAAAGTGATATGCTTTCACCAGTTGTAACCAAATTATATGGTGCAATGGATGCAAGATTTCCTTTGATGTTGCTTACAGAAGGTAATAAGAAAATCAAATACATTAAATCTGGTGATGGTCAGTTTAAAGCTAATGTAATTGGTAAACCTAAGAAAACATCTACTATTGTTAAATGTGCTTATTCAAGTACAGATGTAATCGGTAAAAACAGACAAGAATTTAAAATTACTCTTGCTGATTCTTGGTTTGATCGTGACCATACTTTAATGAATGGTTCTAGGTTGGCTCAATATCTTTTAAAGATAACTACTAAACCTGTTAAAACACAAGATGGTTATGAGTATACTGTAAAAATCTTGGGTAAAGATAATGCAATTCCTTATAGTGAAATTGCAGTAGGTAAAAGATGGAGTATGTATGCTACACCTGTAGGTATTTCTGCATCAAAAGGTAATAGTGCTAAAAATCAAGCACCTTCTCAAATTGCTAATCAGACTACTTTTATTCGTTTCTCATATAACTATGCAGGTAACGTACAAAATAAAGTAATGTGTGTAGAACTACCAACTAAAGGTGGAGGAACTACAAAACTTTGGACAGAATGGGAAGCTTATATGCACCAATTGAGTTTCAGAGAACAATGTGAAAACGTTCTTTGGTATGGTGAATATAATAGAGATTTTAATAACGTAGTATCAGATTATGATATTAATAGTTCTGAAATAATTACATTAGGTTCAGGTCTATTAGAACAAATTCCTAATCAATCTACTTATTCAGTTCTTAGTGAAGCTAAAATTAAACAAGTAGTTCGTGATGTTCTATTTACTGCTGACCCTGCACAACAAAAGAAAATTGTTCTTTGGACAGGAAAAGGTGGAAAAGAAGAATTTCATAATGCAATGTTAAAATCATTGAATGCTCTAGGTCTTCAAGCTACAAGTGATAAATTTGTACAAGGTTCTGGTTCTGATATGGTTTATGGTGCTTACTTTGGTGCATATAAACATGTTGATGGACATACTATTGAAATGAGGTGGTTGCCATTATTGGATATGGGTTCTAAAGCAGAAGCTTGTGAAAAACATCCATTAACAGGACTTCCAATTACATCTTATGATATGTACTTTGTAGATATGTCAGATGTTGATGGAGAAGGAAATGTTCAATATGTATGTGAAGAAGGTAGACAAGATTTAGAAGCAGTAGTTCCAGGTATGACAATACCAAAAGGATATTCTGATTCTAAACTTAGAGCAACAGATTTAGATGCAAGTTCTGTACATTTTGCAAAAAGTTTAGGTATTCATGTCAAGAATCCTATTAATTGCTTCAAATTGTTTTGTGATATTAGCTAATATTACTAAATTAGCCTACTCTCAAAAGGAGTAGGCTTTTTAACTTTATAACAACCAATAAAATAAATAATTATGTTAGAGAAAAAACAATCTGAAAATGAATCAGAAAAATTAAATGAATCATTTGAAAAACTTCAAGTACCAATAAAAAAAGCAAGTGATATTAAAGTAAAAAGAGCTTCTGATATAAAAGCAGCTGAAAAATCAGTTGTTATTAAATTAAGAGAAGATGCTTTTAGATTAGCTAAACAAGCGGCTGATGTATTTGGAGATTCTGATGTTAGTATAGGTAGTTGGTTTGATAGTACTACAAATAGTCCTGTAAGACCACTTTCTTTTTTAGAAGAAAGAGAAATTATGCCTAGAGTAATTAATATTTCTTATACTAGTCCTGATTTTGAAAGGAAAGTAGAAGAATATTTTCAATCATTAACTATTAAAGTTCCTCCTAAAATTGGAAAAACTTTAAACATTTCTTGTACAACAAAACAAATAGATTATGAAGGAGAATCTTATGAAATAGATGTTCCTCATTCACCTGTTGATTATGTTGCTTATAGATTTGTAACTCTTTGTCATAGAGTAGCAAAAAATAAAGAAGAAGCTGTAGATGCTCCTTCTGGTGTTGTTTTTTATATTGAAGATAAAGAAGCTACACTTAATAGTAGAAAAAAACAAAGAGAAATTGAAGCTACTGCTCAAACAGCATGGTTAAGAATATCTGGTACAAATGAGAAAATAAAAGCAAATGAGGAAAAAATATCTCATATTTTTGAACTTACCAAAGATATTCATGAAACAGATGGTAAAGGTTTAAAAATAGATGATAAAGTTCTTATTATAAATGATACTGTAATTTTGAAAGAACCACAAATATTTACAGATATTGTTGATGATACAAATTTATCATTAAAAGCTACTATTCTAAAAGCTTTAGAAACTCAAATACTTAATAAAATAGGTAATAAAATATTTGATATTGATGAAGAATTAGGAGAAGGTTTAGATGAAGTTTGTATTTATATAAACAATCCTAAAAATGCTGATTATTTACCAAAATTAAAAGCACGTATTGAACAAAAAGTAAAGAATAAATAATGACACCTAAATTTATCCATATCGGTATTGAACAGTATTTACAATCTATAGATAGTAATATTTATAGTACCTTTAAAAAGAAGGAAATAGATTTACAGTTCAATACCGTATGTGATAAATATATAGATAAAATTGTGAGTCCTAATAAAAGAACTACACAAGCTGATAAGATATTTGAAGATTATCAATTTACACTTGATGATTTAAGACTTTTAAAGAAAAAGAGTATTATTAATAGTACTAATAATACTATTACTTTTCCAAATGATTATAGAAATTTAATATCAGATACATCTTTAATTAGAAGAGAAGATTGTTTTACTAGTGTAAAATCAAATGGTATAAAACCTGATACTTATTATATTAATGAAAGTACTGTTTCATTAAGCTATAATAACATAATAATTAATCCTAATCAAATATTTGTAGGTTTAAGGGGAATTAGTACCTTTACAATAGGTATAACTGACTATAAAGTTATAGAACTTAATAGAGTTCAAAATAGATTAGTAGAATCTGAATATAAAGAAGATTTAAAAAGAATACCATTTACAAAAGCTAAATGGAATAGTCCTATTTCTGAAATATATGGTTCTAATTTAGTTATTACTACTGATAATAGTTTTTATGTATCTGCTGTAGAAATAGCATATATAAGAGTTCTTAATAAATTAGATAGTACTAATTGGGAAATAGATTGGAATACAGAATTTCCAGAAAATATTATAAGAACTCTTATAGATATTACAGGAAAAAGGATGTTATTCTTAGTTGAAAGTAGTAGATATAATACTGCTAGTGCTGAAAGTTAAAAATAGTTAATTCAAATAAATAAAAGTAAAATGAAAAAGATTCTTGTTGCAAAAGGAGTAAGTGTAAATTATGGTGCTAGTAAATCTAGTTCTACACTTGAAACAGCTTTGACACCTGATGCTTTAGCGGATGGTGCTATTGGTATTTATGGTCAAAAACTTTCAGATGGTAAATGGTATTTGTTATCAAGAGCCACTGCTAGTACGACAGGTATAGTATTATATAGTGAATTTGTTAGTACAACACATGCTAATAGAGGTAATAATATTATGATTTGTAGAGGTGTTGCTGTACCAGCAAATGCTGAAATTGGTCAAACATATCCTAGTTTTGTAGGTACTCCTATTGTTAACTGGAGAACTGCTTCTGGTGTAACTAAAGGAAAAGAAAATGAGCAAGCTTTGGCTGATTATTATACTATTGGTTATGATAATGTTAATGCAACAGCAGGTAGTTCTTTTAACTTCCCTACATTTACTAGTGATAGTACTTTGTTGTTAAGTTTACGTTATCGTAAAATTGGTGGTGTTAATCAACAACAAGAAGAAACAGCACAAAGTTATGATGTATCTGGTTTGCTTGGTTTATCTGCTTATGATGCTGCTGTAAAACTAGTAAATAAAATTAATGCTGATACTGTAGCTGTAGCTGATATTGTTAGTAGTATAATTGTTGCTGATACTGCACCTGTTCAAGCTACAGGTTCTTATATCTTTACAAAAGGTAGTAATATTATTACAAACGGTGCTGCTACTGCTGGTACTATTGTTGTAGGTGATTATTTAAGGATTCAAAATCTTCAACCTATATCTCCTGTACTTGGTGTATATAGTGTTGGTACAGCCACAGGAGTAAATAGTATTACTGCTGCAATGACTGCTGCAAATAGTATTATTTATAAAGTAACTGCTGTAGTTGGTGTAGGTACATCTATTACTTTAGATAGACCTTATACTGGTGAATCACAAACTATTTCAGTTGCTAACTTTAATGCTTATATTAGAAGAATAACTTCATTATCTACTAGTTTAGGTATTAGAATAATTGGACAAAAGAATTATAAACTATTTCCTGCTGTAATAAGAGGAACTGATTTACAAAGTGCTACAATAACTTCACAAAGAGGTCCAAGTACAGGTAGTGGAAGTTATAATATGATTTCTGATTTGGAAAGAAATTTCTCTCCATATTCAGGTCAATTAACTAAAACAGATGGTATTTTAAATTATACTAAACCATTCCCTGTTTATGCTGATCCAAGTTGTGAATCTTATGATTCATATTTTACTACATTTATTCCACAAAAAGAAAATTCTAATATAGCACAAGATGCTTTTATGACAGGATTACCTTTTGATGTAGTAACTGTATTCCCTACAGGAAATGCTGGAACTGGTACAGGTCAATATGATTATGATACTATTATAGCAAGTTTAAGTGCTGTTACTAGTGATGTAGTACTAGGTTCATAATTTTTTTGGTTGTTCTTTATTAAAGCAGAAAAATAGGTATATATTATGCCTATTTTTTTGCTTTTTTTGTATTTAACTAGTATATTGGTGTACTATGGAAAATAACATAACTTTAGAAAAAATTGCTTATAGTATAGCACATACTATGGGTAATCCTTACGAAAGATTTTTTGTAGAGAAGATTAAATTTTTAGTTTCTAATTATAGAGCAACATTATTAAGACAAGATTTAGCTAAAAATTCAATTAGTAAATCTATATTATTATCTTTAACTTGTTTACCTGTACAATGTGTAGATGTAGCTGAATGTTGTGGAGGTAATAAATCATTTACTAATGCTTTAAGAACTGTAGATAAGATTCCTAAACCTTTAAGAACTAAAGATAATGATTCTTATTATTATGTAGGAGGAATAGATAAAATGTCTCCTTATAATGAAACTACATTTATAGATTATTTAAATACTAAATATTTAAGATTTACTTCTATTATACCTAGATATGTTTTACTAGATGATTATATTTATATTCTTAATCCTCCTTCTGATTTATTAAAGAAAATAACAATTATAGACCCATTTGAAGATATAACACAAGTTTTATCTATTAAAAATTGTGATGGTGTTAATTGTTATACAGACGATGATATGTTTCCAATACCTGCTGATATGGTAGGAACATTAGAAGATATGGTATTAAATCATTTAAGAAATCAACCTGTAAATGATGATAAAGAAATAAAAGTTAATAAAAATTAATGTTAGTATCTATACAAAATATTAATAATTCTCCTGATACATCTGTAAAGAAAGATGTTAAAACAAGAGCAAAAGCAGATTTAAAAAGATCTGATATATACGATTATTATATTAAAAATAAAATAGGACAAAAAATATCATCTATTTTATTTAATGATATATTAACTAGATATAATCAATTAGTAGTTGATAAAGTATTAGATGGTGAAGTTGTAAAACTTTATCCTAACTTTGGAGAATTAATGATTATAGAATGTCCTAGAAAAGATACTATAGTTCATTCTAAAACTAAAGATATTCTTCCTAATTTAAGATGTATTGATTGGGGAGAAACAAATAGATTAAATATAAGAAATGAAGAAGGAAAATTAGTAAGACAATTTTTTAGTGCTGATAAACAACCAGAGTTTTATAAAATACATTGGTCAACTACATTTGCTAATAGTACTAATATTAAATTGTTTAAGTTTAAAAGGTCTTTATGGGTTAGAAAAGCTATACCTAAAAGACTTAAAGAAGATAATTTAGTAAATATTAAGTATTCACAAAATAGACAGTACTTGTATACTTTAAAAAATAAAGAAGTTCAATTCCTAAGATAATGATTTATAAATTAACATCTTGTAAAACAGTTATTGCTAAAGCACAAATGTCTTTTCAATTACAAGGAAGTAATTGGCAAGGTTGGGCTGTAGAATGGATTGGTGATGCTTTAAAAGGTATTGGTAATAGTGCTGGTATTTTAAACAAAGATAAACCTTTAAAAGTTAAAAATCACAAAGTAGCAATACCTTGTGATTTAATTAATTTAACACATATAGAATATAATGGTCAAAGATTAAAGTATGGTAATAATACTAGGTCTAATGAGTTTACATTATTATCTCTTGAAGGTGGATTTCCTTCTGAATATCCTTTAGATAGTAATGTTGGAGATTCAAAAGTAGAAACTGAAAATGTTAAAATACAAACAGTTAGATATATTGAACAAGAATACTATCAATTATATGGTGATGATTATATAACAACTTCTTTTGAAGAAGGAACTATAAAAATATTTTATGAAGCTTATCCTACAGATGATGAAGGATTTCCTTTAGTACCTGATACATTTGCTCATTTAGAAGCATTACAATATTTTATATTATTTAAACTATGTAGTGGTGGTTATAAACATGCTGTATGGGATGTTAAAAGTGCTTTAAGTATGTGGAATGATTATAAAGCAAAAGCTTCTAATAAAGCTATTTATCCTAGTATTGATAAAATGGATGCTTTCAATAATATGTGGGTAAGACAAGTTAGAGATGTATTTTCTCCTGATAAGTTTTTTAATGATTCTCAACAAATGCAATCTATAACTGGTATTTAATGAAACTATTAAATGGTATATATCAAGATGCTAATTCTGTAGACCAACCAGAAGGTACAACATTTTTTGTTAAAAATGCAGTTAGTAATACTAAATATGGAGCATTAAATAATGAAAATGGTTTTAAATTTTCAGCTATAAATGATAAAGTAGCTTTAAGTATTGGTAGTAAAATACCATTGCATTTTATCCCTATAGGGATAATATCTATGATGGATGAAATAGTTGTATTTAGTACAGATAATACTAATTCAGAAATAGGATTATATAATGTTAAAACAGATAGTTATCAAACTAAAATTAATAGTCAAGAATTAGCTTTTAATACTTCTTATCCAGTTGAAGGAGCATGGAATGTTAATTTTGAAGGTGATGTTATTATAGGTTGGACAGATTTTAATAAATCTCCAAGAGTATTAAATTTAAATAAAATACCTAGTCCTTTTACAACTTCTAAAATAGATATTTTTAAAGAATTACAAACAGTAAATCTTTTACAATATGAAGTTTTAAATAGTGGAAGTTTTTCAGGTTCAGGAGCATTTTACCCTTATTATAGATATAGTAATTATAGTGGTGATACTACAGCATGGATTCCTTTACCTTATATTATTTTTACAGATGGTAATAATAAAAGTATTAAATTAACTTTTAATAATATAGATACTACTTATGATTTATTTGAAGTAGCTTTTTATTATAGAATAGGTAATCCTTTAGATACTGAAAATGCACCTATATATTACGAAAGAATATTTAAACAATTACAGATAACATCTAATTCAACTATTATAACCACAATTACAGGTTCAGAAACTTTTATAGAACTTATACAAGGTGAATTATTAATACCTACTTTAGATTATAAAACTGCTTTTACAGTTACAGAATTATCTAAACAATTTGCATTAGGTAATTTAAAATCACAAGAAGCTTTAAAATATCAAAAATATGCTTGTAATATAAAACTTAAATGGTATAGTGAAGTAGTTGATTATACAGCTTTTTCTTCTAAATTAGAAGATAAAGGTTATCAACATGATGAAATTTATGCTTTTTATATTAGATTTAAATTATTAAATGGTAATTATAGTGAAGCTTTTCATATACCTGCACCATCATTATCTAATTTTGATTCTATAGTAGGTCATACAAATACTTATGAAACAAGTGCTAAAAATTATCAAATTAATGATTATAGTGTAATTACAGATACTAGTAATACAAATAATTGTAAAGGTACTTTTAGTTATTGGGAAAATGTTGATGAACAATATCCTAAAGAAAATTTACCTAATCCTAATGATGAAGAATTTAATGGTGCTTTTAAATATGATGGTACTCCTATACCTGGAGGTAGAAATTTATTAACAGAACCATGTTTAAATGGAACAATAGGAAAAGTTAAACATTTTAAATTTCCTAATTTACAAACTACTTGGCAATATTATAAAGATAAAGGTATTTCACAATACGGATTATCTAAACTTGATAGATTAGGTATTATAGTAGATACAGATTCTATTTTAATACCTACAGAAATACAAGAACAAATTCAAGGTTATGAAATATTCTATGCTGAAAGAAGTTTGGATAATACTACTATATTAGCACAAGATTATAGTTTATTAAGTGCTGAAAATTTTGACATACCTATAGATTATGGTAGATATTCTACAGGATGTAATTTTGGTACTTTAGTAAACATATTAGGTGTTTTTGATAATATATTACAAGTTAGACCTAATGTTCTTAGAAATCATGCTTTTGATTTATTAGTTAATAATAATGGAGGAGATCATTTATTTCCTGCTATATTTCCTACTCATGTTAAATTTAATTTTAATTTAATATCTAAAAATCCTGTTGAAATAATAATAGATACTGATTTTGGTTATAGTTATGATGGTGATAGTTTTTCTTTTGGTACTACAACATTAAATGGAGTATCTGATATTAAATATATTAATAATAATTATTGTAAAAAAATAAGTAAAGCTGGATATTTAGGAAATAATACTATACAAACTATTAATTATAGTATAGATAATAGATTACAAGAAAGTTGTTATCATATACAATTAACAGAAAATGTACCTTTTTATGATTTTGTAAAAGATATATATATTGATTTAAGTACAAGTACTGGTACTACTTATGCTTGGGATTATGATACTGAGACTAATACACAAAATCATACTTCTGCATTATATAATTTATTTGTATTAAAAAATAATATTTACGAGAGATTTACACAACAAAATTTAGTAAATACAGGTACAACATTTACTAATGAAACAGGAGAAATTACAATTTATGGAGGTGATACTTTTTTAAGTAAATGTTGTTCTAATAATTATGGTGTAACATCAGATAGTGTTTTTAACGATAATGGATTAAGAGGTTTAAAATGTTGGCATTGGTATATTGCAGAAACTAGAAATAATAATAATAAAAGAGAAAATTCAATAATAATTGGTGATGCTACAAATAATTCAAATTATCAAGCTTATTATGATTTAACTAATTTTATAAATCTTAGTATTGCAGGTGTTGAAAATGATGGTTTAAGTAGTGTTATTGATTATAAATATAAATATAATCCTAATTTTAGTGCTACATTAAATAAATTTATAGGTACAATATTTAATCCTAATAATAGATTTTCTAATAATTTTCCTAATAGAATAATTAGAAGTTTACCTCAAGGTAATGATACTAAAAGATTAGCTTGGATGGATTTTAAAGCTAATGATTATTTTGATGTTAGAAGAAATAGAGGAGAAATTATAGCTTTAAGACAAACATCAGAAGGTAGATTATTTATACAATGTGTACAAGCATTATTTATAACTAATAATAAAACTACTTTATCTACTACAGAAGTCCAACTTAAATTAGGTTCTGGTGATATATTTGATATAGAACCTTTTGAAATAATATATAATAAAGATGGTTATATTGGTTCTCAACATAGAGAATCTTGTTACAGTTCAAAATTAGGATATTCTTGTGTAGATTCTTTACAGGGTAAAATCTTTTTAATAAATGGTGATGGTAGTGAACCTAAAGAAATATCAGGACAAGGATTAAAAAACTTTTTTTTAGAATATATTAGAACTATACCTAATAATTTAAATTATCAAGGAATATCTAAAATATTTACTTGTTATGATTTTTATTATAATAGATTATTAATAAGTATAAAAAATGGAGAAGAATCTTTTACTTTATCTTATTCACCTGAATTAAATCAAGGTAATGGAGCATGGTTAAGTTTTCATGATTATATTTGTGATATATTATGTAATACAAGACATAATGTAATTTCATTTAAAAATGATTTTACAACAGAAAGTAATTTATATATACATAATATAGGAGATAAAAAAGGAGTTTATTATAAAGAAGCTTTAACAGATGTTATTAAACCTTTTATTATAATTCCTGTTTTTAATTTTATTAATAATCAACCTAGTAGTAGATATTTAGAAAAACTATTTCAATCTATACATTGGAAATCAGAAGTAAAAAATACTATTTCTAAATATTTAGAAACATTTAGTTCTATATCTATTTGGAATGATTACCAATGTAGTGGAGAAATAAATCTTGATTTTTCACATGAATTAGGAGAAGGTAATATAAGAAAGGTTAAAGAATACTGGTTATTCAATGATTTTAGAGATATTTTAATACATAATAATGTATCACCAAATGATTTTAGTGTTTTTATAAAATCATTATTTGAAGATTACAATATTATAAATTCTACAATAGATATAACAATGGATGATTTTGAACAAAAAAGATTTAACAGTACTCATATATTAGCTAGATTAAAATATAATAATCTTACTAATAGCGAAATATCAATAATAGATATTGGAGCAAATGAGAATCTTGCTATTAGATAAATATTCAGAATTGTTTTGAAAATCAATATTTTTTGTATAAATTATACAATTATTTAAAATCCTGAACATGGTAGCTTTAAGTAAAAATTCAACAGGTAAATTAAATAAGATTTACAAAAAATTAGAAGGTGGAGCTAATCCTCCTAATAAAGTAAATAATAAAATGTCTATTGATCCTTATGCAGCTTCAGCAGCAGGTGTAGGAATGATTGCACCTTTAGTAGCACAACAAGATGAAGTTGCAGGTGGAGTATTAGGAGGAGCAGCTTCTGGAGCAAGTGCAGGAAGTGTGGCTGGTCCTTGGGGAATGGCTGCTGGTGCTGTAATTGGTGGAACTATTGGAGGAATACAAGCATCTAATGCTAAAGATGCTAGATTAAAAGCAGAACAAGAATATAGACAAGCTTTAGATAAACAAAGTGTAGCAAATGCTACACAAAGAGGTTTACAAGTTCCTGTTAATGGTAATCAAACATATTCTTTAACTGAAAGAAAAGAAGGTGGTAAATTATCTAAACTTTCCAATAATACAGTTTTAGCTACTGGTGCTACACATGAAGAAGGTGGTATTAAATTACCACAATTAGGTGCAGAAGTAGAAGATAAAGAAACATTGAAAATGACAAAAGATGGTGGAACTTATGTAATGAGTGATACATTAGTTAATCCTACAAGTGGTAATACTTTTGCTAAAGATGATTTAAAATTATCAAAGATGAAAGGTAGATTAGAGAAAATGTATGATACTAGATTTTCTAAAAATGCTATTAATTTATTGAAAGATAAAGAGCAAAAACTTGTCGATTTACATGAACAAGTAAGAAAAGAGCAAGGTTTAGAATCTGCCGATGATACACAAATTGCTAAAAACGGTGGTATGTTAAAGTATCCTAATGGTGGCGAAATAGATTCTTTAGCTAATAAATATTATACACAATTATCAGATATGGATATGGATGGTAATGGTGTTAAACATAAAGGTTATGATTATTGGTTACATGATGCTCCTGAATTATTGAATAATCCTAATAAATTACAAGTTATTCGTAAAATGCAAGAATTAAAAAAACAGAATAATTTAAAAGTAAGTAATCCTAGAAATTCTAATAATACAACTACAACAACTTCTATTGTACCAAATACTAATATTAATAATATTAAAACAGAACAACAAGCTTTAAATAATAGGTTTGGTTATAATACTGTTAAAGAAGATGGTGTTTTTGGTGCAGAAACAAATAGAGCTAGACAAGATGCTGCTTTTTTTGATTCTGAAAAACCACAATTATTAGAAGAACCTGTTACAAAATTATATGGTAGTAGAAAACCACTATCTGTAACTTCTACAGAACCTATAGTTGATACTAATACAACTGATAAAACATCTAATAAATTTGATTCTTCTAATTTATTAAAATTAACTCCTTATATAGATAATATTACAGGGGCATTATATAATAATCAGAGAAGAAAAGAAAAATTACCTAATCTTAGTACATTAACATATTTAAATCCTAAACATGTTAACTATTCTCAAGCTATAAAAGATACTAGAGATACTACAACAGCTTTTAATAGAGGTGTTGATACTA